TATGTGGTTAGTGGAGATGTAACAACAGCACAAGAGTTAGAAAGAAATATAGTAAGTAGTGCAACATTAGGATAGACAAAAAAAATAATTTAAACGTTATAATAATATGAAAATAATAGAATTGATTTTAGGAGATGATGATTTAACAGGAATAGAAGCAATTTCTGTAGTTGAAAACCCTGCGATAGAGGAAGATTTTATAGCGTTAAAAAGCGAGGAGATCAAACTTGCAGAGGTAGATAAAGAAAAAAGAATCTTAATGGGCGCTTTACTTATTCCTAATAAACCTATTTATCGTAGAAAAGGAGAAGAAGAATATTACATTTATTTTTCTAAAAAAACTGTAGAGAAAGCATCTCAGTTATATTTAATGAATGGCAACCAATCCAAAGCAACTTTAGAACACCAATATAGCATAAACGGATTAACTTTAGTAGAATCTTGGTTAGTAGAAGATGAGGTACACGATAAAAGCAGGAAATATGGACTTAATGTGCCTGTAGGTACTTGGATGGGATCAGTAAAAGTAAACAACGATCAAATTTGGGACGATTTTGTAAAGACAGGAAAAGTTAAAGGATTTAGTATTGAGGGTTACTTTGCAGATAAAATGGAAAGACCTAAAGAGCCTGTAAATGACTTTTCTGAAATAGAAGAAGCTGAAGCAGGAGAGATGTTGTCTGTAATTAGATCAATAATTAGAGAGGATAAGCGATTAAAGGGTGGAAAAAGGAGAGAACTCGAAACATATAGAGATTATCCTGATGCAGTAAAAAACAACGCAAAAAAAGGTATAGAATTAAACGAGAAAGTTAATAATAAATGCGCTACGCAAGTAGGAAAAGTAAGAGCATCACAATTAGCGCAAGGAAAACCTATATCTAAGGAAACTATCAAAAGAATGTATAGTTATTTAAGCAGGGCAGAGGAATATTATGATGAGGGTGATCAGAAAGCGTGTGGCACTATATCTTATTTACTTTGGGGTGGTTTAGCTGCTAAGAGGTGGAGTGAAAGCAAATTAAAAGAGTTAGGAGAAATAGAATTAGCATCTATGGTTGTTAGTGACGATCTTGCTATTATAGATGATAGATTGGCGTACGCTACAAAAGAGTTAGCAATTAAAGCGGCTGAGGATATTGGTTGCGATAAATATCACGAACACGAATTCGAGGGCAAAGTATGGTATATGCCTTGCGAACAGCACAACCTAAAGGCTCCATGTTGGGAGGGATATGAAATGATAGGATATAAAATGAAAAACGGGAAAAAGGTTCCTAATTGTGTTCCAATTAAGTAATGGCAAGAAACGTAATAAGAGCATATGTAAAACCTAAACGTAAATCCCACCCTCATAGCAAGAATGCGAGTGTAGGACAAACAGGTTATAAAAAACAATATAAAGGTCAAGGTAGATGAGAGGATATAAAACAGCAGGAAAAGCATCACCAAGAGGTGGTAAAAGAGGTTGTTTATGTGCAGACAATACATATTCCTCAAAATGTTGTGACGGTAGTTTACAAGCACAAGGAATAGGAAATATATCTAAATCTACATTTTATCTTTTACAGGAAAATGCTTTTTATTTAGAACAAGAAGATAACGCAAAAATAATTTTATAATGTCAGATAAAAGTATATCACAATTAACAGAAGTAACAGCGGCTAATCTATCAGGATCGGAGCCATTAGCAATAGTACATAGTTCAACAACCAAAAAAGTAAGTTTAGACAATGTACAAAACTATATAGTAAACCACATAAACCCAACAGCAGTTACAGTAAGTGTAGCAGGTGGTACTATTGATTTAAACGATTCAGCTTATGATGAGGCTGAGTTAATAGTGTTGAGTTGGAGTGGTGCTACAGGCACAGTAGAATTAACTTTACCTGATGCAACAGAAGCTAAAAACTTAAATAGAACGAAAAGAATAATATCAGACAGTACATTCTCTACTGCTACCCACGCTGATTTAACTCCAAAAGCAGGGCAAAATTTAGATGGCTCGTCAAGTGCTTACAGAATTAATAAAGCATATGAGGGTATCAAAGTATGGTGTAATGGTACAGAATGGTTTATTATACAAGCAAAAGCATAACCAAAATGCAAATATTAATTTAATCACGTTATAGTTATATGAAATCAACAGAAATCTTAAACAAAATCAAAACTTTCTTAGGAGAAGAAAATGTTGAAAATCAAGTAGAAGAAACTCAATTAGAAGAAACTGTACTTGAGGAAAACGTAGAAACTCAGGAGGAAGTCCAAGTAGAGTTAGCACAAGCTAAACTTGAAAATGGTACCGTACTTGAAGCAGAAACTTTTGAAGCAGGAAACGAAGTTTTCATAATTTCAGAAGATGAAAAAGTTGCCATGCCTGTAGGAGAATATCTTATGGAAGATGGGCAAATGCTTATAGTATCAGAAGAAGGTATTATAGGAGAAATTAAAGCACAGGAAGAAGAATCTGAAGAAGAAGAAGCTCCTGCTGAAGAAATGAACTATGTATCTAAAGAAGAATTTGAGTCAGCCGTTGAGGAGATCAAGGGTATGATCAATGAGCTAAAGGACAAAAAAGAAGAAATGGCGCAAGTAGAGGAGCAAATAAAAGAAGAATTAAGCACTACTCCTGCGACAGAGCCAATCTCTCATAATCCTGATGCAGAGCAAAAACTCAAAGTACGTTTCTCACAAAACAGAAAGGAAACTACTTTTGATAAAGTAATGAAAAAAATAATTAACAATTAAAATTAAGAAAAATGCCAAATCCAACAATTACAGGTAGTAGTTATGCAGGAGAATTTGCAGGTAAGTACATTGCTGCGAGTTTATTAACAGCTAAAACATTAGATGAAGCTGCAGTTACTATTTTACCTAACATTAAGTACAAAGCTGCTATGAAAGTAGGGGCTTTCTCAAATTTAATCAGATCAGCAGACTGTGATTTCGATTCTTCGACTTCAGGTCTTACGCTTACTGAAAAAGTATTAACTCCTACTGAGTTACAAGTTAACCTACAGATTTGTAAGAAAGAATTACATTCTGATTGGGAAGCTGCTCAAATGGGATTTTCTGCTTTTGACAACTTACCTCCACTATTCTCAGATTTCGTTATCGCAAGAGTAGCATCAGAGGTTGCAAACGCTACAGAAAACTCAATTTGGGGTGGTGCTGCTGCAGAAGGAAACTTTGATGGTTTCAAAACTATAATGCAAGCAGATGCAGATGTTATTGATGTAACAGGTACTTCAGTAAATGCAGGTAATGTTATTACTGAATTAAACAAAGTAGTAGATGCAATTCCAAGTGCAGTTTATGGATCAGATGATTTAGTATTATATGTATCTTCTGCTATTGCTAAGGCTTATGTACAAGCTCAAGCAGCTTTAGGTTATAGAGAGTTGTATCATGCAGGAAGAACTGAGATGAACTATCAAGGTATTCCAATGTTTGTAACAGCAGGTCTTGATACTAACAATGCAGTTGCAGCAAGAAAATCTAACTTATTCTTCGGAACAGGATTACTTAACGACAGAAATGAAGTAAAAGTAATTGATATGTCAGATATCGATGGTTCTCAGAATGTAAGAGTAGTTATGAGATATACTGCAGGAGTACAAATTGGAGTAGGAGCAGATATTGTTCTTTATTCATAATAAATTAAATTAAATTAACATATAAAGGGGTGGGTAGTATTCTGCCTACCCTTTTTTAATACTTAGAAAATTATGGCTTGTTTATTAACTAAAGGTAGAGCTTTACCATGTAAGACAGGAGTAGGTGGATTAAAGTCTGTTTACTTTACGGATTATGGTACATTAGGCACTATCACAACTACCTCTAATGAAATTACAGCTATTAGTGGAACTCCAACTTTATATCAATTTGACATCAAAGGAAATTCTACTTTAGAAACTACTGTAAATTCATCAAGAGAGAATGGTACTACATTTTACGAAAGCACATTAACACTTAACTTTACGTTCTTAGAAAAAGAAACTCAAGCTGAGATCCAATTACTTGCTGTTTCTCGCCCACATATTTGGGTAGAGGATTACAATGGTAATTATTTCTTAGTAGGTAAAGATCATGGGGCAGAATTAACTACAGGAACTTTCTCAAGTGGAGCGGCTATGGGTGATCTTTCAGGTTATTCATTAACATTTGTTGCACAAGAAACAGAAGCTCCTGACTTTACTCAGGCAAGTGTTGTTACAGGTGCTACTCAAGGTAGTCAAATAGTACCTAACTAAAATTAATTTCTTATATTTGTATAAGTTTATCGTATAGTTTTTAATTTTGTTAAAGGGGAAGTTTTTTACTTCCCTTTTTTTTTGTATATTACAATAGGTTAAATGTAATTAAAAGAGGATTGTAGCGATACGTCCTCTTTTTTTATGTGCAAAATTTAAAGAAAGTACGTTATATTAATATGATACATTTAAGCACTACTGCATCATCACAAACTTTAAAGATAATTCCAAGAAGTTATGCAAGTACGGTTAGTATGATAGTGAGAGACGATTCAACCAATACCTCAACGACATACTCATCTATAAGTACAACAACAGATAAGAATTATTTAGTAATAGCAAATGCGTTTAGTCCTGTACTTGTAGAGGGTAGGTTTTATGATATGACTGTAAAAGAGGGTGCTAATGTAATTTATAAAGATAAGATATTTTGTACTGATCAAACCATAAACCAAGCAAACAACGATTATTATTCTGTTAATAGTGGAGAATATACAACACCAACAGGAGATGATCAGTATGACAACGATTATATAATAATATGAAAAATAAATCAGATTTAAGTATAGTTAACTTAAGCACTTATACTTCTCCTGAAGTAAAAGAAGTTAATAATAAAGATTGGATAGCTTATGGTGAAAACAATGACTATTACCAATATTTAATAGACAGGTATAATGGTAGTCCTACCAATAATGCCATTATAAATGGAGTTAGTGAAATGATTTATGGCAAAGGATTAGATGCAACTAATTCAAGTAAAAAGCCTAATGAGTATGCACAAATGAAATCTTTATTCAACAAAGATTGTGTAAGAAAATTATGTTACGATTTAAAACTAATGGGTGGTTGCGCTGTACAAATTATTTATTCTAAAGATAGAAGTAGAATTGTGCAGTTGGAACATATACCTGTAGAAACTTTAAGAGCAGAGAAATGCAATGAAAAAGGAGAAGTAGATGGATATTTTTATTCAAGTGATTGGAGTAAATATTATAGAACTAATCAACTAAAAAGAATACCTGCGTTTGGCACTTCTAAAGAGGGATTGGAAATAATGTTTATAAAACCTTATAGAGCAGGTTTCAAATATTATAGTCCTGTAGATTATCAAGGTGGAACTCAGTACGCTGAATTAGAGGAGGAAATTTCTAATTACCATTTAAACAATATACTTAATGGTTTAGCGCCAAGTATGTTAATTAACTTCAATAATGGTACTCCTGATCCTGAGCAAAGAGAGATGATTGAAAAAAGAATCTACGACAAGTTCTCAGGAAGTTCTAATGCAGGTAAATTTATTCTTGCTTTTAATGATAATCCTGAAACTGCGGCAACTATAGAGCCTGTGCAATTAAGCGATGCACACCAACAATACCAATTTTTAAGTGACGAAAGTTCTAAGAAGATAATGGTATCGCACAGAGTGGTAAGTCCAATGTTGTTTGGTATTAAAGATAATACAGGTTTAGGTAATAATGCTGATGAGTTAAAAACTGCATCTATATTATTCGACAATATTGTCATAAAAGGATTTCAAGGACTTTTAATTGATCATTTTGAGCAAATCCTTGCTTATAATGATATAGCGCTTAATTTATATTTTAAAACATTACAGCCATTAGAATTTACTGATTTAGAAAATGTTGAAGATGAAGAAACTAAAGAAGAAGAAACAGGAGTTAAATTAAGTCAAGAATTAAGTGATCAAGATGCTAATTTAATTTTAGACAATTTAAAAGGTGAGGAAATAGACGATGAGTGGGAATTAGTAGATGAGAGGGAATATTCTGATCAGAACACAGATATAGAAACTTGGGCAAATGAATTAATAGAGGAAAAAGATTTAGAACAATTAGCAATACCTAATATTAAAAAAGGTAAAGGAGATTTCTCTGTCTTAGACAAAAGTTTTTATAAAGTAAGATATAAATACGCAGAAAAATATTCAAGCGCCAATACAAGAGAATTTTGTAGAGCATTAATGAATAGAAATATGGTTTATAGGATAGAGGATATAGATGCTGCAAGTAAAAAAGGAGTTAATAAAGGATTTGGTCACAAAGGAAAAGCCTACGACCTATTTAGATTCAAAGGTGGAGTAAATTGTGGCCATTATTGGAGCGAACAACTTTATAGATTAAAGAAAAAAACTAATGGTAAATATATTGAGAAATCTGATAAAATAAAAGATTACGTAGAAACTGATAATATACCAAAATCATATGAAGCAAAACCAAGAGGGTGGAAAGATGCTAAAAAGGCGCCAAAAGATATGCCAAACAACGGACACCACCCAAATTATAAAAAATAATTATGGCTACAGTATTATTCATAACAAGAACAGATTTAGTCAAGAATAGTATTATTGACGGGAATGTAGATACAGATAAATTTATACAATTTATTAAAGTTGCGCAGGAGATCGAGATCAGAAACTATTTAGGTACTAAATTATATGATAAAATAGGTACAGATATAGCAGGAAGTGGATTATCAGGCAATTATGAAACTTTAGTAAATACCTATATCCAACCAATGTTAATATGGTACGCACAAGCCGAGTATATTCCTTATGCGGCTTACCAAATAAAAAATGGTGGTGTATTTAAGCACTCAAGCGAAAACTCAGAAACAGTATCTAAAAGTGAAGTTGATTTCTTAGTAAACAAGGCAAGAAATACAGCAGAGTATTATACACAAAGGTTTTTAGATTACATCAATAATAATAGTAATTTATTTCCTGAATATAATCAGAACACAGG